GAATACTACGAGTGGAGCTAAGAAGAGCGGATACTCGGGTTATGAAAATGGTTTCAACCATTCTTAATGTCTATAGAGACATTAAATTCCCGGGAACTCCTAACTTAGAAACAATCACAAAAGGCTTCACTGGAGATCATGGAGTACTTGATTCTATGTTTGGTTACATAGAGGAATTCCTTATCCTTGCACTTAATGGCAAAAATGCCAGAGAGTACATGGAGGGGGGATTCGCACCTTTCCTAATTTGGAAAGCTGCACCAGGTATGATTAAAGAATCTGTGTTCGGGTCAAGTAATTACTCAACACATCCACATAATATCCTGAAATCACTCCAAGCCCTTCGGGGAAAACCGGCCATTTGGCAAGCTTTTATGACCGTGTTGCTGCAAAGCAACAACAAAGCGATCTTAGAGCTTGTTCAGGCGGCGGAGTCTTCAGGGATCCTTCTAGGCGGCCGACCAGGGGCGATCGGTAAACTGCATGCTAAAGAAGAGCCAGCAGGTAAAGTAAGAATTTTTGCGATGGTAGATTCACCCACTCAGTGGGCTCTCTATCCGTTACATAAATTCTTATTCTCTGTATTGAGAAACATACCGCAAGACGGTACGTTTAACCAAACTGCTCCACTTGAGCGGCTACTGGCCAGAAACCCTAAAGAGTTATACTCTTTAGATCTCACGGCAGCAACCGACAGATTGCCTTTGGCTCTGCAAGTGATGGTCTTAACCATACTTTTAGGTCCTGAGTTTGCGGGGGCTTGGGCCACGTTACTAGTTGGGAGATCCTACGGGTTCCGACAACTAGGTTACGATACGCACCATGGTAATTACCACTATAAATGTGGTCAACCCATGGGTGCCTACTCTTCGTGGGCCATGCTTGCGCTTACTCATCATCTGCTGGTCCAGGTTTCGGCCTGGCGAGCAGGTGTAGTTCCTGTGGGTAAATGGTTTGAGGAATATGCGGTTCTTGGTGACGATCTAGTGATCGCCAACAAAGCAGTTGCTATGGAGTACCTAAAACTGTTAAAAGAATTAGGTATGGAAGTTAACTTATCCAAATCACTTCTTTCTGACTCTGGTCGATGTTTAGAGTTCGCAAAACGAACAATATTCGTCTTCCCAGATGGAAAATGGGCTGATATCAGTCCTATTCCACTGAAAGAAGTTGGTTCTGCCCAACAACTGCTGCCTGCGTTAGTCCAATTTGGAGTGAAATACTCCCTAACGCAGGCAAGACTGCTTCAAGCATTTGGATTCGGTTGGCGAAATCTCGCGGAGTTGAATAAACCCCTTGGGAAATTGTCAGCACAAGTTCGAACCATCTTGCTTGGTATTTCTCTGCCAAAAACTGCAGATGAGCTACTGGGGTTCTTTAACATTGGTAAAGCAAAACTTGC